GGTGAGGTTTCGGGCGAACTGTTCAGCGAAGCTACCTCTTCTATCCATCTCTCTTCTCCTGTAGTAGCCCAGCGAAATGCAAGGCCTGTTCGATTGTGGCGCCGTAGTGCAGATCCCCAGGATAGGGGTTCCTCGAGCTTCTCACGCTCACGCACCACTGATCGTCCCCGTCCCGGTACACCACCGCTACGACTCCAGTTTTCACCTGAGCATTATACCTACACCAACCGCACGGCCCGAACCATTTCAGACCTGTACGAGATATAAGGTTGAGCCTTACCCGTTCCTGTTCCTCGGTCTGCACCTCGACACCTCCTCCATTTCTGGCTCGAGGCTCGCTGGCTTGTTTGAGTGTGATGAAGTTGATTATGGGAATCGGTTACGCCAGCGAGCCTGAACCGATGCTCTGATTATAGCGGGCCGGGCCGCGAGGAATCAATCGCCTTGTTCGTCCGGCTCTCGACCCCGATTATTGTCGGGGATGTAAATTTGGACTCCTCCTGAAGCCCTGAAGTCCACATCGTTCTCTATCCTGGTCGTTGGTGTCTCATCGTACTCCGCCCGAAGCTCCCGGACCGCCATCTTGATCGCCGCTACGCGCTCCCTCCAGGCTATCTCCTCGACCTCCTCAAGCCCCTTGAGCGCCACCGCCAAGACCTTGTTCAAAGCCTTTCGGCGGAGTTGACGCGCCCTCGTCTGCAGGTCTATCTCAGCCTGCAGCTCCATCTGGTCTCGCCAGAGATCGTACGCGTTCACACGCATCGTCCACTGATGTTTCTGGGACCATCCCTCGAGAGTACGCAGGTATCCCGGCCCCTTTCCGAGAGCCTCCACAACCTTCGGCATCGTACGCAAAGCCCCGAGATCTCTGTACATTTTGAAGGCCCCGAACGCTCTTGAAGTCTCGGAGTCACGTTTTTCCCATGGTTTACGCTCGGTTGACGAAGTTAACGACATAGCTCACCTCCTCAGGACTTCCTCCAGGCGGCGCAGAGGCGCTCTATCACTGCACCATTAACCTCCGCCGCACTGGGTTTCGTCTTTCTGCTCTGGACCTCGATCTTGGTGGCAATATGCTCCCTGAGCTGGACAAATCCCTCGTAGGCAGCTGAGGTCATCGTGACAGTCATCGTGATTTGCTCGAGCTCCTCTTCGTTGCCTCCTTCCCCAGCCCCTTCGTCTTCCTCCTCCTCGAGGTCCTCGAGGTAATTCTCCCAGTCGAAGGCGGCCACCTCAAGAGCGCTCTCGAGTTGGCGGTCGGAGAATGGTAGTCCGTCGATCGCCTCGTCCTTTCCTATGAGCTCCGAGAGCTCCTGCAGGATACGCGCCTCACCGAGAGGATCGTGGTCGCCGTGAGTGCGGTTGTAGATGAGGGTCAGTTGCTTGGCGGTCGCATCAGTCAGCCGACCGAGATCGACCACAGGGACGGTCCCATCCTCCATGACGCCTCGCAGAGACGTGGAGATCTCGTTTTCAGCGAACCCCCGCTCCTTGGCTACCAGAGAGAGCTCTCCCTCCTCGTATCGAGCTCTGAGGCTGTTCAGAATGCGCCAGCGTTGCTCTCCGTCGACTATCTCGAGGCCTTCGGGAGTCCTCCGGACCGAGATCGGGTCCACGAACCCCTTGTGGGCTATCGACTGGCGCAGGGCGCGCTCCTGAGCTTTATTCAGGCGGTTCGGATTCCACGGATTCGGGCGGATATCTCCAGCTGGCACATACGTCACCACCAGGTCATGAGAAGGAGCTTCCTCCTGATTCTCTGCAGTCGGCGTATCTCCCTCTTGTGGTCCTTGAGCTCCGCCTGGAACCGCTTGTCCGTCGAGATCACCTTGCCCTCCGGATATAGGAGCTCGAACGACCACCTGACTCCCTGTCGCTCCGCTTTCGTCTGCGTTTTGTTCTTCCGCTTGATCCGCCTCTGATTCCTTAAGCGCACGATGATCCTCTCCCCAGTCAATTCCGCGTTGCTTCCAGAGTTGTGTGGCCTCGTCTATCATTTTCGCCGTCTTCAGAATGTTCACCATATTCCCGGCATTTTTCACCGGTTCTGGCCTGGTTGATGGATATTTCGGTTCGTTGTATCGACCTCGCTCATCGAGATGTTTTCCCCATCTCCCAGCTGAGTTCCATGATGTCGAATCCACACAGTAATACGGGAACGAGAACAAAGCCTCCTTCAAAGTCGCACCGAATCCGTGACACCTCGGTATATTTTCTTTTCCCACTTCGGTGGTTATCACCTTCAGAACCCACTTTACCCACTCTAACCGCCTCGGCACACTGATATCCTTTCGATATGCAATTCCGAGTATTCCGGTATCCTTAGGCGTTATACGCTCGACAAGGACCTTCAGATATTCCTCCGGTTCATCCTGGTGAAACACCTCGACCACTGGGATACCGCTACTTCTCAAGCGGTCTGCATTTTTCAGCGAATCCTCCATGGATTGCTTTCGTTCTTTCTCGGTACTATCCCTCCCTTTTTCGCCAGGTATTACATCCAGATTTACACAGTAGACCTGGCACGAGTTCGAGTACATTTCGATCGCCTTATGACAATTGTCTATGTACTTATCTAGGTCTACTTCTTCGCCGATAGACCACGCAGAAAACGCCCCAGAATCCAGCATGAACATATCGAGCCCCGGAGCTGGGTGTCCTTCCGGAAATGTATATGCTGCTGAAGCTAGAATACCTGTAGGCTTGTACGGTAGAAGTGTTTTTTGCCAATCACCGCCAACTGCAAACAGAATTCTCACGACTTCACCTTACCGATACAAACACGCACCTTCCAATCGCCGGTCAGAGCTTCCTCGAGCCCCTTGGGACGAGGTAGTGGCTCACCTGTTGGCAGCCCGTTTCTTCTGTCAGGGTCGCACCACATACCCTCCAGATACTGTTCCCAGCCTTTTTTCCGGAGCTCACAAGCGGGGCAGTCCCCGCAACCCGCTCCCCAAGGGTGCTCGTCGCGTTCCCCTCGATAGCAGGTATGGGTCACCTCGCGTATGACTTTGACGGCCTCGGAACCTCCCAGGCGCTCCGCCAACTCCCACGTCTGCCTCTTCGAGAGGTAGAGAAGCGGCGCGTATAGCTCGAAGTCCGGGATATCTAGACCGAGCCTGATGGTCGCCTGCAGTGACTCGATAGTCTCAGGCCTACAATCTGGATATCCCTCGTAGTCCTCCTGACTAACTCCTAGGACGACCGTATCAGCTCCATGACGCACCCCGAAAATTGCTGCGTGCAGGGCTAATACGAGATTTCGCCCTGGTACGAATGTGTTCGGCGGGCCCGTCGTATCGAGCTCGAGGCTTTGATCGGTCAGGTAGCTCCCGCCTCCGAGCCCGTCCACCTGCGCGATTCTCATCGGCACCTCGAGCCATTTAGCTACCCTGAGCGCTGCATCCCTCTCGACCGCGTGGCGCTGTCCGTAGTCGGCAAAAAGGGCCGTCACTTCATTGATTCCCCATCTCTGTACGGCCCACAGTAGGCACGTTGCACTGTCCTGACCACCCGAAAGTAGTACGATCGCTTTCATGTTCACCTCCCGATAAGGCCCAGAAACTCAGCTCGAGCCTCCTGGTCCTCGAAGCACCCTCTCAGGGCGCTCGTGATTGTTTTCGTTCCGGGGCGTCGAATACCCCGGCTTTCCATGCAGAGGTGCCGGCATGAGAGAACCACACCGACACCGAGAGGATCGAGGGCGGAAGTCCAGAGAGCCTCGGCTATCTGCTCAGTCAGGCGCTCCTGAATCTGCAGACGGCGGGCGTAGATATCGGTAACCCTGGCCAGCTTCGAGAGGCCGAGGATGCGTCCGTCCTTCGGCACGTAGGCGATATGGGCCACACCAAAGAACGGCGCCATGTGGTGTTCACAGTGGCTGTACACCGCGATATCCCGGCACAGGATCATCTGGTCCCCGCCGTCCTCGAAGACCGTGAGGACGCCATCCGGATCCTGAGCGTACCCAGAGAACCACTCCCTAACCATCGCCCGCGCTATGCGGTCAGGGGTCTCGAGGAGCCCCTCTCTCTTCGGATCATCTCCGAGGTGGTAGAGCACAGCCCTCATGCAGGCGGCGATAGCATCCTTTCCATATTCGCCTATCAGCTTCTCTCCCATCGTCTCTCCTCCTCTCGCAGGACTTCTCGTCCCGCGCGACCCAGTATTCACGTTGAACCCGCAAGCCCGTCTATCGAGCTCTCAGGAGCTCTCAGGCGATACCAAGAATCTTATGCAGCTGGACCCCGAGACGTACCCCGATAGGTAGAGGGGTATCGAGGACCAACTCCACGCATCGATCCATCGCCGATTGGCGCTCATCCTCGTCCTCGCTCCAGGCCGGCTGCACAAACCAGGGGCACTCGATATGGCTGCCGTCCAGCCAAGGGATCTCGCCTTCAGCTGGGACCACATACTTCACCTCATCCGCCCTCTGTAGCTTCACCGGAGCCCCGAGCTTCGGTGATAGTGTGATCCAGCTGAGGACTGATGCCATATCGCGATCTAGCCTCACCGTTCCGTTCGTCTCGACTCCGACTCGGTACCCCCGATTCAGGAGACCGAGAACGAGCGAGAGGTCCATCTGAAGTGTCGGCTCTCCTCCCGTCATCACCACAAGATCTTTCGGGCTGCCGCTCCCCGGAGATAAAACCTCGACCTGCTCAATGATTTCCATCATCGTGAGCTCCGAGAGCTCCTCGCCGAGCTTGGTGTCGCAGTCGAACCCCTCTTTCGCCTTCGAACAACTCAGGTTGCATCCGTGGAACCGGACGAAGATCGCAGGGATCCCAGCGAGCATCCCCTCACCTTGGATGGAGCGGAATATGCTATGTACTTTGTAGGTCATCCTCAGTCTCCTCAATCTCCTCAGTCTCCTCGAGAGCCCTCCGGTATCCCGCAATGTAGGCTGCCTCCACGGTCCTCCGGAACGTCCCAGCTTGAGATATGAATCGCTCGATCACCTCGAGGATATCCTCCTCGTGAACTTCGCCGAGCTCGAACCCGTTGGTATTCCTCATCCTGTATACTCCGCACTTGTAGTCGGGCTCTCGCGCACAATAACGGCGCTCAGGTGGGGTATCACGCCCTCATGATCCTGGTAGATCTTCATGGCGATGAGCTCGGCAGTGGGATTCTCGAGCCACTCGTTCAGGTCCTTGTGGTCGAGGTGTTCCTCGAGGTATGGGCGGAAGATGGAGGATATCCCCCCGTAGTCCATCACCATCCCGCCTGGTTCCAGCTTCGCCGATCTCAGGACCAGATCGACTTCGTACGTATGCCCATGTTTCTGCCCGCACTTCCCGTGGTCGGGAATGTGATGGCAGGCCGCAAAGGTGAAGGTCTTCGTGATCTTGTACATCGTCTTTCTCCTTGAGTGTGATGGCCCCTGCACATCTCCGGGGCCTCGAGCCCGCTGAGTATCCGCGTTGCGATGCCTGGCCTACTACTCCGCACTTTCGGGGCGCCTCTCTGCCAGGCCGAACATGCACCTACTCGAAGAGACCGTCTGGAGGGTCCTCTTGTTCAGCGAAGAGATCGAGTTGGACAGTCTCGGTGTAGATCGAGACGTCCTCTGCCTCGAGGTAGTCGAGGAGCTCTCCGACAGCATCCTTCTCGAGCTTCGTTCGGAGCCACCACGTGAGGCTTGCCGCTCCCTCCACGACCTTGATCACCGGGGAATTCTTCACCGAGGCGCTCTCGATCTCCAGCGCCTTCTTTCCCCGAACGAGCTTCACCCAGCTGTCGGCGAACTTCCTCTTAACGCTCAACTTCGAAGTGTTGGCTCCCTCGTCCTCGGCCCTGGCCTTCGATTCGTCAAGCATTGCCGTTGCGGCCTTCGCGCAGGGCGCCCTCTTCAGGTCATCCTCCGAGAGCGGCGCCTCGAGATACACCTCGACGGAGTACAGAGCGGCGCTCCCGTCTTTCGCCCACACCTTATCGACCGCCTTCACCTGGCGGATTGTTACGTCGTCTCCCTGGAACGGGTACAATTGGTCTGTCATTGGTTCTCCTGTTGTCGGCGCCTGACCCTCACAGAGGGCTTCGGCGCGCTGTTCTCAGCCTTTGCCTCTCCGACCCACCGGAAGGCATCCGGCCATCTATCATAGGCAGCCGCTGCCGCAATCGCAACCGCTACCTGGACATCTATGCTCGTCTCGAGCAGCCTCGAGGCTCGGCCTCTAAGGGCTCCTCTGTACCTAGCCAGAACGATCTCCTGCGTTTTCCTCTGTCGCCACTTCCGGGCATTCTTCGCGATCCCGAAGCGGCTCTGCCAGGTCTGCGCTTTCACTTTCTGGCCGACATTGAATCCCATCGCTGCAGCCACCACGGACCATGTGGAGGCTGACCGAATTACTGACATCGCGGAACCGAAGAACTTCGACGACGAGCCGTGCAGGTGCTGGTCCTCTATCACCACGAGACACTCGTTCGCCGTTGCTCCTACCTTCAAAACATCCGCATATGCCCTCTTCCTCGGCCACGGATCTTCCTCGGCTACCTTGTGGAGGTCCACCCATTCGAGCTCCCCACGCGACGATACCACCGCCAGCCCACTCGAGTTTCCTGGGTCGATGCCGATGATCCAATTCATACCTCGTTCCCCCATACGTCCCACCCATCTCGAGGGCGACGTGCGAACATTTCGAGGCGTGGCGGTCTGCTCACTCTTTCTATGACCTCGTAGGACTCCTCTGGCTTCTCCGAATGGACTCGTGGAGCGCTGCCTACATCCATTATCCGGATGAGACTGGTACCTCGGTCTTTCGGCTTTGGTACGCACGCCTTTCCCCGACTCCCAAACAGTAGTTGCTCGTGTTGGCCTCGCCGATACTGACCGAGGCCCATACGGGGCTTCTCCCATATCCAGTCGGTCTTGTATTCGAATCCCAACGCCCCTATGAGCCATAGCGCCCACGGGAGATAAGTCGAAGTCGTCCATATCCAGAGGTGACACTGTGAGTGCGGCTTCCATACTCCGGACTGCAGGATAACCCTCAGGATCTCCTCCTTCCTAGAGATCAAGTCGTAGTGGCGATCTGCCCCACGCTTGCACTTCCCTCCCCCGCGCTCGGGCCACGGCGGGTCCATCAGGATGGTTTTGTATTTCTCGACTATCATCCGCGCACCACCACCGCTACATGTCTCGTCCTATGGTATTCCTCCACTACCTCTCTACTCGAGAGAGAGGGGACCTGCTTCCAGGTATAGTACCTCCTACCGATCTTCACCTCGCATATCTCGAGAGCATCAAGACAATTCGGGCATCGGATCATGAGGCGTTTCCGATGCTCCAGCTCCTCGAGCTCCGCGCTCGAGTCATCATCTCCGACCGAGGCATTGATCTGCCCCCCTTCGATACTCATCGCCCACTCATCGAGGCACTTCGGACACTGGTTGATTGCGTACATACATTCTCCTGTTGGCCTACGTAAGGCGCAAGTCCGGCCCCCCGATATCGATAGGGGGCATCCACTCTGCTATCCGGCTCGATATCCGGTCTCCAGCTTCACCTGAGGCGATCGAGCTCATCTCCTCCGAAGTGAGGTTCGTTGATCCGATCGTCGTGAGCCTCCACTGGTAACGGAGGGTGAGGAGCTCCTCAAGAACTCCCTCCTGCCACTGCGATGAGAGGGGGGAGACCTCATCTATCGCCAGCACGTCCACTCGCTTCGCCTTCCCGAGGATGTCCTCGGGACTGTCGGCGTCCCTCGTCTTCCTGGACATCGCTCCCTTCATCGCCGAGACGAGATCTCCGATATGGAGAAACATGAACGTGACTCGCTTCGCTGCGTACTCCTCCGCCAGCTTCCTGATGGTCGTCACGAGGAGTTGCGACTTCCCCACCCCAACAGGTCCAGCGAGGAGCCATCCTCGAGCTCGAGGACGGAACCGGGTACACCAGCCCGCGATGAAGCGTAGGATATCCCTCTGCTCCTGACTCCGAGGCCTTATAGGCCCCGGGTCATATCTCACAGGCAGGTGGGCCCTGTTTAGCGCCGATACAGCCGCCTTGATGGGGGTGCATTCGGGGCAGCGCAAGGCATACTCGATACCGTGCTCATCGGGCTCGTGTATCCACCCCTCGCCTGCGCACCGACCGCACTTCTCGACGCATTCAGGGCACCAGAAGAACTTCCAGTCAGGCCCATCCTCCTGGGCCCTGTATGCGTCACCGCCGCAGCGTTCACAACTCGAATTCGCCCTCGTCCACGACGGATTCGGGTCGAGGGTCTCGATGATGGAACCTGACTCCCTTCGTCCGCTCTCGATTATAGCCTTGAGCTCGGCGGGCGATGGCAACGAATCTTTCAAGGTATTCGCCATTTCGGAACACGTTGTCTATGCCGTCGTAACGGCGCCCCTTGGTCTTCGGGTCTCTACCCATGTGCCAGTCGCTCATGGTGAGCCCGTCGATTGCCTCGAGGAGCTCCTCTCGAGAGTATCCCTCCCTGAGTCGCGCCTCTATCTTCGTTCTCCTGGCTGGAATCAGCTTCGCCCGAGGATGCTCGGTCTTCGTCCTCCAGTGGTCAAAGATCGCTTTCACGTCCCGAGCCCTATCACTTCCCGAGCCTGCTGTCACTTGTATCCCGCTCCTCGTCGCTTTCACTGTGCAGACACTGTTTCCGAGCATCTGGCACACGACAACGAAGTTTCGCTCCTCATCATCGCTGAGTAGGAGTAGCTTCGTCGCATGCTCTCGCGAGAGTCTCGAAATACCGTCCGAGCGGACCCGGGCGTGGTAATAGAGGAGCTTCGTTCGGAGCTCGAACAGCCTCGGGCATTCATCGTTGCAGTGGTTATCAGAACGGGATTTCATCGTCACCCCATTCGTTACCCGAGGTCTCGGGATCGAGGTCGTCGCTCTCGCCTAGCTCAGGGATCCCAGCATCCTCGACGGCTCCGAGCTCCCAGTCCTTCAGTGCTCGGTAGTAGTTCAGGCGGGCCTGTTTTCCGACCCGCTCCTCGCCGTCCTGTCCAATCCACCGGTTCTCCTCGTGTCTCGTGGTTGCCACCAGGAGCCGCCCCAGGAGGCGATCGTCCACCTGACCTTGGTTGTTCCTGTCGAACTTCGCCATCTGCGGATCGATCGCCCTACAGAACCGGGCCATCTTGGCATTGCCACGCCTCGTATAGACGAGCCAGTCCCTGGCCTCGCACCCACGACAAGGCGGGTTGGTATCGATACGTGACTCCTCATCGATAGTGGCGAGCACCTTGAGTTTAACCTGACACATTCTGTTCCCTGAACTCGAGGTCTTCACCTCGCATTCGGTCACCTGGTATACATGCACGCCCTCGTCGGGGGTTCCTCCACCACCATGATCTGCCTGTGGGTCGAATTCACTCATGATCTACTCCTGTCTCCTGTTGTTACTCGCTCTCGTTCTCGGTCTCGGTAGTCTTCTTGGGGAACACAAAATCTGGGTCATCCGCCTCCTCGTGCGGCACCATGACCTCGAGAGGCATGGTCGCCAGGAGGAGGGACCCAAGGGTTGTCTGGCCAGGGGTCCACGTGTTCGTGATATAAACCGGAAACCCAGGTGCCGCCTTGCTCAGGAACCGTGTGGGTAGCTGCCAATAGATGCGGCGCTCGAGAACGCCATCATCGTCTTTCTGGGTGGCGTATCCCACCGCCGCGAACCACTGCCCTATCATCTTCCCTGTCCGCCCCGAAAGAACCGGCTCCACGTATCTGCGCGACTGGTCGTCCATCTTCGTCTCGCTCAGGGAGATGGCTACGACATTCACAGGGAGGCCGCGCAAATCATGAAGGAGATTCTCCATCGTCCTCGAGATACGACCCCACGCCTGGATGTTCAGGTCGGGGATCTTGTGTGCGGGATCTCCGACCTTCACGCCTCCGCAGTAGTTCACGACCATCGAGAAAACGTCGCTCAGGGCGTCGATCACGACGGTCTGGACGATACGCTCCTCTCCTCGGTGCTCGAACCTGTAGGCTGGTTGCTCTCCGGTCTCAGGCTCGATCTCCACCTCAGACCCCTTCTTCAGGTCCTGGATGAGCGGCCACAGCTCCTCGAAGGAGGTGTAAATCTCCACGTCTGCATCCGGGTTCGCGCGAACGATCGACGGTAAGGCATGTTGCTCGGTCAGGGCGATAAACGGGCGAGGGCTCCGTGCTGCCCACGTTGTCTTACCGCTCCCGGAGGCCCCGTATACGAGGACGTCGAGATACGGGCGGGTCTGCATCATCTGACTTGCTTTCATTTTTCTTTCTCCTGTTGTTGTAGGTCTCTCACTGTCGAATTGCAGTTCATCCATCGTCTTCCTCGAGCTCCTCATGGTGCGAGGTCTTCAGGCGAAACCCTCGTACCGCATCCACCTCCCGGTATCGGCAGAGGTCGTGGTAAGGGCACCTGCGCCCATACGATAGGCACATCTCCGGGTTCCGCGGGAATTCTCCATCAAGATCTCGGAGAGCGTCGCAGACCTCCTGAGCTCCACTAACCCCGCTCTCAGACCATCGAGAGCGGACGAGATCCCACCGTCTTCCAACCTTCATATGCCACTGGCGGAGCTGACAGGCGATAGCATAGAGCTCTCGCTGCGTCCTGGCCAGTTCGTCCATCGTGAATCGCTCATAGAAGCGGCGATGGTAGACGGGCGGGTTCTGCTCGAGCTCTGCCAGCTTCTCATCGTACCAAGGCTGGTCCTTCCCGCCCTTCTCCCGGCTGAGGCGAATCGCCTCGGCCAGCCCCTCAGCGGTTGCCTCGCTGGGGAGGACCTTGCTCACTCCACCGTCCTTCCGGAGGCGGTAGTCCTCCGGTAGTGCAGGAAAGGCCTTCCGCTGGACGTCGTACACGATCCCTTGGGGATAGTGCCCGTACTGCTCCCTGTAGAGCAAGGCATACGTAGCCCCTTGAGGCCGATATGAGACCCTCGCCCGATAGGTCTCCAGATCGGCCTTCGTCGTCTTGTGCTCCCCGATCCAGGGGAGCTCCCTCACGAGGAGGGTCTTATCGAGCTTCCCTGCGTATCCGCATACCGGGCTTCTGTTGTTGGTTGGAGTCTTAACGGACATCGAGATCTGGACTTCCGAGTCCAGCACGGTCCAGTCCGGGCCTTCGGCAGTTGTCGGCGTGCCGGTGTATACGACCAGCATCTGGCCGAGCAGTTCGCGGGCGTCCCGGAACTCCCTCCACGTCGGGAGAGAGCCACCTCTGAAGGGATCCCAATTCTGCTCGCTCTCCCTCAAGGCCGTCTCGAGCTCCACGAACTTCCGCCTGAACCAGGTGAAGGCAGCTCCGAACCGGGTAGTGGTCCTGAGATCTGCAGTCCAGTAGCGATCCATCATCTCGTGCCAGAGGCTTCCGATAAAGAGGGGAACCTGCGCTTCCGCTCTCACAATGCCCAGCCCGTAGGCCAGGAGCCACCGCGTGGGGCAACTCATACTCGAACGTTCGCTATTGGTTGCGTAGTATTTCATTCTGCCCTCCACTGCTCATGATGTCCTCCTGGAGCGCCACCTGGAGCGCATCGCAGATGTCCTCGTCTCTGGCCGTCTCGCCCTCATCGAGGGACGAATCGACCACCATCGACTCCCATATTCTGAGAGTACGGAGCAGGATGCGCGCCTGCGCCTGCTCGAGTCGGAGGCGCCAGCACGTTGCTCCGTCGATGCGGAGCTCGAGTCGAGCTGGCCGTGGGGTGAAATCGGTTCTCTTCATAAATCCTCCTGTTGCTACATGTTCGCGATATATCCATGAGGTGTGGGATATATCTCATCTCTCAGAGTACGATTATATTCACCTACCTAGAATTTTTCAATACCCTAGTTCTATTCCTATTCCTATATATAAATAATAAATATCCTGGAGTTTTCCGGAATCATGCCATACCGATATGGTATTGACTACCATTGAGGGCCTTGGTAACCTACCTCCATACAACTTCTCCTGTTGTATTTAGCGCCTCGGCTCATCATCTCTCAACACAGGCCGGGGCGCTCTTCCTTTTTTTTGATTGTTCTGGCCGTTTATGCTTGTCCGCCTACCTAAAACAACATATTCTCTATTTGTGTTTGAGAGAAAGAGACCTTAACAACAGGAGAGACAAAATGAACTTCACAATCAACATCAAGAGCTTCACCATGACCGCCATCCGTAACGCTTGCAAGGACGCACTCCACGGGGAAAAATTCCCCCGCAAGGTAGAGAACGGCGACGTCCATTACTTCATGGTCACATACGATAGCGAGGTGGAGGTGTACACCATAGACCTGGATACCAGGTTCGGAGATCTCAAGGCGACTGGAAGCTCCCAAAAGGAGCTGGTCAACTCCACATTTAAGGTCATCAACGATGCAATTCTCCAGGCCTCACTAAGCTACTCAAGGGAAGCCAGGAGCACCGAAGCTGGGAGCGAATACAAGGCCGTCATGCAGGCCATGAGTGAGGCCGTCGAGGACGAGGCTGAGGCGGTACCCGAGCCGGAGCCCGACGAGGTTATCACCGAGGAGGAGGTGACCAGCTTCCTAGACCTCGACACCGAAGACGATGACGTTACTGAGGACGCTGAAGCGCCAGCGAACGCCGAGCCCGTATGGGAGCTGGTGAAGGACCCGAAAGGAGCGTTCGTGGATGAGAACCTCGAGCGAGTCGATCTCATGAAGGACGGCTCCCCGGTCGATCCCCGCTTCATCGATGACGACGAGGACCGCCAGGCTGTCACTGGCTTCAATTTGATGGAGGTCGTCCGGAGCTTCTCGACGGACGATGAGGCGAACGATCTCGGGAGGAAGGTAGCGAGATCACCAGCTCCTCGAGACCTTGTCCTGCCCGTCAGTGACATCATGGAGCAACTCGCGAAGAACGGCACAGTTGAGGTGAGTGGTCACATTGAGCAGGGAGAGGACGGTGTCACCTTCAACTTTTCAATCCGCGCTCCGAAGGCATCCGAGGCCCCGAAGGCCCCGAAGGCCCCGAAGGCCCCGAAGGCCCCGAAGGCCCCGAAGACCCCGAAGACCCCGAAGGCCCCGAAGGCTGGGACCTTTCGCGGTTGGATCTATGAGCAGCTCAGCAATCACGATGGGCCGTATAAAGTGAGAGACCTACTCGAAACAGCGCAAGCTGAGGATATCGCTGGTATGAGAAGCTCATACGAGAAGAATCGCTCCAACGCCTACACCCGAATAAGTGATATGCTGAAGAGGATGGAGAAGAGCGGATTGGTTCTCAGGACCGAACTAGACGGACTCAAAGCCTACAAGGCTCTCGAGATCGAATAGGTGGCCGAAACGCCCCCACGCGGGGGCGTCTGACCGGGGATAGTCTCCCGGCACTGATGAGGCAGACACCGAAAACAGGAGATGAGCATGAAAGACCCTGGTTACGAACACGTAGAGTGCGAGGAGTGCGGAAGAAACATCCCGATCTTGGATAGGAGGAGGGCTGTCCTGTGCTACGATTGCGAGGAACGTCAGGATGATGAGGAACGTGAGAGGGAACAGAGATCTTGAGGCTCTGAAAGACCAAGAAACAGGAGAAGTTATGTTTGGATATGTTCATTCCGCCGCTATCGTTGGGATCGAAGGCTATCATGTCCAGATCAAGGCGGATATCGCCAGCGGACCGCGGGACTGCAATGTGGTCGGGTTGCCGAACGGAGCTATTCGGGAGTCGGTGATACGGGTCCAATCGGCCATTCGGAACGCGGGCTACCAGTGGCCGGACGGCCACATCACGATCAACTTGGCGCCGGCGGGGCTCAAGAAAGACGGCACGGCCTTCGACCTGCCCATCGCCCTGGCGGTGCTGGTGGCTTCGGAGCAGCTCGACCTCGAACCCGACCAGCTGGACCGCACATTCTTCGCCGGAGAGCTCTCCCTGGCGGGGGACGTCCTGCCCGTGCCCGGCATTTTGCCGAGGGCCAAGCTGGCCAGCGACCTGGGCGCTCAGACCCTGGTCGTCCCGGCCGACAATGCGGGCGAGGCGTCCATCATCGGAGAGCTCGAGGTGGTCCCCAGCTGCAACCTGGCGGACGCCGCCGCCTGGCTCGAGGGGAGCGCCACCGTTCCGCCCTGTGCCTCGCCGCCCGTCATCCGCCTCCCCTCACTTCCCCTCGACCTGGATGAGGTGCGCGGCCAGGCCATCACCAAGAGGGCGCTCGAGATCGCGGCGGCCGGGGGACACAATCTGTTGATGATCGGACCACCGGGGTCCGGCAAAACGATGTTGGCTCGCCGAGTGGTGACAATCTTGCCCCCCATGTCCTTTCAGGAGTCCCTCGAGACGACCAAGATCCACAGCGTCGCGGGCGCCTTGCCGCGGGGGGCGTCCATGATCCAGACGCGTCCTTTCCGGGCGCCCCACTTCACCATCTCTTCGGTAGGGTTGGTAGGGGGCGGGACCAGCATCCCTCGCCCGGGAGAGTTATCACTGGCCCACAACGGGGTACTGTTCCTGGACGATCTGCCCGAGTTCTCGCGGCGGGTGCTGGAGGTGCTCCGAGGGCCTCTGGAGGACCAGTTCATCAACCTCACCCGCGGCACGATGACCGTCACCTATCCCGCTGCCGTCACCCTCATCGCGGCCATGAACCCCTGCCCGTGCGGGTACCAGGGCTCGAGCCGGCGCCGCTGCAACTGCACTGCGAGGATGATCCAGCGGTACCGGGGGCGGGTTTCGGGGCCGATGTTGGACCAATTCGATATCCACACGGTGGTGGACGAGATCGCCTACTCGGACCTGCAGGGCGCCGCCGACGGGGAGTCGAGCGAGCGAATTCGGGAGCGGGTTGTGCAGGCTCGTAACACGCAGCATCAACGCCTCGATTCGGCCTCGATCCACTGCAACGCGGAGATGGGAGCGGCACATCTGCGGCGGTGGTGTCGGCCGGATCGGGATGGGGAGAGGCTGCTCGAGCGGTGTGTGGATGTCTTTGGGATGTCTGCGCGGTCGTACAGTCGGATTCTGAAGGTGGCGCGGACGGTGGCTGATTTGGCAGGGGAGGAGGAGATTCGGGAGGAGCATGTGGCGGAGGCCATTGCGTTGCGACAGTTGGATAAGTAACGTGGGAACGCTCACAATCACAAGACGAACAGGAGAGACCGTGATCGTGGGCGCCGCCACGATCGAAGTAGCGGAGATCAAGGGCAAGTCGGTCCGGCTCCGCATCATCGCGCCAAGGCGCATAGATATCGCTCGAGGAGAACTGAGAGAGCTCGAGCAGCATCAACAGGAGAAGAGATGAAGACAGGTAAAACCCTCCAGGAATTGGCAGCTGAGTTGGCCCGGCAGAACGAGGAGAAGCGGGATTATGTAGCCGATACCCGTACGATGCGAATGACAGTCGAGTCGGAGAAGGAGATCCTCGAGCCCGACGAGATCCTCGAGCCCGACGAGGAGATCCCTTCTCGTCGCCAGTTGCTCCACATGCCGAATGAGCCCGAAGGGCTCTCAATCCGACCGACTGCTCACCGACAGATTGCAGCCCAGCTCAAGATCCCGCAGGGCTATTATCACCGGATGATGCGCGCCGCTCCCCATTTGTGGGAGTGGAATGTGAACCACTGGCTAAAGAACGAGCCTACCCAGCGCATGGTGAGAATCCTCGATGACGGAGCTCGAGCGTGGCTGAGTCCGTCGTACCGCCGGCTCGACAACTACGATATCGCGGGCACGATCCTGCCAATCGTCCACGAGCTCTCCGGGTCAGCTGGCACTCAATGTGTATCATGCGAGGTGACGGATGATTTCCTCCACCTGAAGTTCGTTCACAAGGAGCTCCACGGAGAGGTCCGACCTGGAGACGTCGTCCAGGTCGGGTTCAGCGTCCGCAACTCCGAGGTCGGGCTAGGTTCGTTCGAGGTGAATGCGTTCATTCTCCGGTTGGTCTGTACCAACGGGATGGTCGTCCCGGACAAGGGCCTCCGGAAGATCCACCTGGGACGCTCGAAGGCCACCAAACATCTTTCAAAGCTCCTGAGCGACGAGTCAAAGCAGCTCGAGGATAAAGCCGTGTACAGCCAGATGAAGGATGTCATCCGCTCTCTGGCTACTCAGGAGGCCCTCGATGATACCGTCGAAGTCCTTAGAAGTTCGACCAAGCGGCAGATCAAGGGAGAGGTTCCCGCTGCCGTCGAAGTCCTCCAAAAGGCAGAGGGCTTATCGACTGAGGAGGGCAAGTCGGTCCTCGACCATCTCATCAGAGGTGGTGATCTCTCTGGATGGGGTCTCGCGAATGCGGTCACCAGGACCGCTGAGGACGCTCGGAGCTATGACCGGGCGACCGAGCTCGAGACCATCGGAGGTCGAGTTATCAGCATGAAGGATTCAGCCTGGAAGGCGATTGCCGAGGCTGCAGCGTAATTCAACCCATCGAAGGGCGGGGCGTGTCCCCGCCTTTCGGTGTTTCAGGTAGTGGCTAGGTCGAGCGACAGCCATACTCGACGATACCCCCTGAGAGCTCACGATTCGCTCTCAGAAGCCACAGTCCTCCTTCCCCCTTCTATGACCCTCAGATGATGTCTAGTCCAGCGAGACGAGAAGTGAGAAGCTCACACGAGCTGTTACGGCTCCACGCTGATAGTCGATGAGGCTCCGTCGTTTTCACCACCACCGCCACACTGCGATATCGCAACACCCAGGATCAACCCCGCCGTCACGATGAGCTGGACGATCGCCGCCCATCTCCCTGTGACGCCAGCTGTTTTTACTGTCAACCCTTCCGCGTAGCGAGCCGATCTCTCCTCGCATCGGACGTTCATCTCGCCAACCGTTACGGCGAGATCATGTACCGACGTCACCACCCGCTCCATCTCGCCAGTGAGGTGGTCAAGGCGGTGATGGGCTGATGCCGTGGATGATTCGACGGCGCGGACTCTCTCGGGGAGCTGCTCGACCGACTGCGCGATGGTCTCGAGCAGGTCGCGGTCACTCGGCGCCATCGGTATCCCCCGTCCACTCGTGGCACCAGAGTTGGTCCTTCCCGCTGAGCACACACAGCTCACATGTGGCGCCGTAGAGATCGCACGTGACGAGCAGGGCGGCGCCGATCTGGTCGAGGATGGACAGCGACATGAGCGCGGTCATGACAGCGCGGTCGTCCGAGTAGTACCCATCCATCTGGACCCGACCCTGGATCATGCGGTACCGAGCCCCCGCCTCCGCCTCGAACTCCACCGAGGTCTCGTCGGCGTGCACCTCGAGGTCCGCCCCCTCCCAGATCGGAGCGCCAGCGTCGACGGTAGGGGCTGACGAGCACCCCGTCACGACGATAGCCAGGATCAGGCCCGCAGCGGGGCCCGGGCCAGGTCCTCCACCGGGGTCTCGTCGGGCATGATCCCCGGCTCGGATGAGGAGGGCGCTCACAGTCGCGATGGCCGCGATGGCCCACTCGCGGGCGGAAGGGTCAGCCCAGATCGCCAGCGCCACGATTGCGGCGAGTCCGATAGCGAGGATAATGATGGTGCGGGTAGTCATAGGCTGCGCGCCTCCTGTGCTGCTTGTTGTCGTTGTGCCCCACATCTAGCCACCATGCCGTGGGGCGGGTCGGTAATGGTGATGGATTCGTCTCTGCTGGCCGTGAGGTCCTTTCGGTCCGCTACAACGAGGTTTCTTTTTCCTTTGCGAATCCGACTCATCCCCTCGCACTTATCGAGCGTGGTATCCGCTCCATCGGCCTCGGAGGTGTAGCGGATCTCGATTTCTCTGAGGCTGCCAAACGCCTCGTCGTAGTACCAGCTCGACTCTGGCGCCATGGTTACGATGTAGGTCACGGCAGTACTCCCTTGTAGATGTGGCATGTTTTCAGGTATATGTAGGATGTATCTGCAGGGGAGTTCACATAGAACTGCACCTGGTCAGTCCCGGACGAGCCGGTGAACCCACGCTCCGCCGCCCAATGCCGATAGCCGTCCATCTCCACTCCCCAGAAGGTCTCATCACTCCAGACAATACATACCCTGGCTCGCGAGTCGAGTCCGGACATCAAACCGCCGTACGATGCCCCAGTCAGCATGTAAGAATTCCCATCGCCGTACTCGATTCGGAACCAGGCGATTCCGTTCTCGATGCTATCGAGTAGTCTCACGGCCGCCATATCTGTGCCGCCTGAACCGGCTACACCGTAGCCATCAAGCACCAACACAACTGTGTCACCGGCTGATAAGCTCCCGATGGTGTAGGTTAGAGAGGAGCCCCCTCCAGACCCTTTGACTCGGATATACCCGCCGACGACCCCGACGACCCCGGATTCGGCCCAACCAGTCGGGGGGCCTGAGTAGGTCGAGGCATCGATACTCGTTAGGAGCTCCCAATCATCATCGATCCATTCAGGTACGAATATTCCGTCCCTGTACCTCACAACCAGACCGTTATTGCTCAGCCTGATTGGCGGTCCGGACGGTTTCATGTTCTGTAAATCGTCCCATGTGGCCGCTTTGCGCAGGGCCCGGTCCTCCCTGTATGCCCTATGTGAGGCGAATTTCCCGAGCAAACTCATCATCCCTCCAGTACGCAGGGAGCGATTCTGATCTTGAAATTCCCGTCCCAACTCGTGGGGTGAACAAACAAGTATTCCTGGCCTGCGCATACCGCCCGATCCACGAAACCCTTGTAATTCAAGCTGATAGCCTCGAGCCCGGGCACCAAAGCAAAGCGCTCCTCTCCGCTGGTCTGGTTCGCCATCCTCGCGTACACGTCGAGAATAACCTCCGTGGCATCGTGCCACGTCTCGTCGAGGTTCGCCGGCGTGGTCGAACCCGACATGTCCAGCGTATATTCGGTGTCCGGGTCGTCTCCGGTGATTGTCACTACCCCGCCGACACTCGTGGCGCTGACGCTCGAGTCGTTCGCCGTGATCTCGTTCACGAGCTCGGTGGCGATATCCGTCACCGTATCGCCTGCGCCCGCTGTGTAGGTGTTCGTGGAGCTCACCGCTCCACCGATGGAGATCTCGATCTCGTAGTCCTCCCCTGATACCGCTGAGAGGACCTCGACGACCGCTGTATGGGTCTTCAGGTCCCGGCGTAAATCCACCTGAATGAGGGCCGCCAGGTAGCCCTCGACGCTAACACCGGCTTGCTCTCCCTCCTCTGGGAGCTCTATCGTCGAGGTTGTATCGTAGTCCCCCTGCAGCTCCGGAGACGGGTTACGCGCTCCCGATAGCACCGCTATCCGCTTCAGGGTCTCGTCGCTTACCAGAACTTCCGTCATATTGAATCTCCTCAGCTCAGATCATCACCGAGACAATCTGTGTGTTCACGCGATAGGGCTCCAGCGCATCGAACCTGCGGACCATTGCCGGCGGGGCCTTTGGCCACATCTTGGATAGGATCGCTTTATCTCCGTACGCTCCTCCTTCGCCATCGTGCCCGATCCACACCGCGAAGTGGTCTGAATAGACCGACCTCGCTTGCATTGTAGCACCGCTCCAGGCGCTCACATCCTGCCCCCCGGTCTTGATCCCATCTCTCACATCGAGGACCTTGATGGCCTCGCCTGAGCCCGCCACGCCGTCGTCATACAGCGCATAGACGAACCGCCCGTCACAGTGGATCGCGAGACAGTCCGAGTCCACGCCCTGGTCGTACACCCACGCCTGGGCAGGGGTCAGAGTCCAGGCGTCAAGACCGATATTCCCTTGGTTCTTTGCCAAGGCGTACACACTCGGGGTTGCTGCTCCTGTCGTCTCGAGTCCGACGTATAGCCGCTCCCTGTCGTGGGTGAGGCACGTCGCCTGCAGGACACCTCCGCCCGGGTGTGACCACGACCATAGGACGTTCAGAACGGACGAATACTCGCGCAACACAACGCTCGTCCCCGATGGACTCCCACAGGCCCAGACCAGCTGTCCGTCGCATACGATGCCTGTCACAGTCGTTCCAGAACCGCTCCACGCATCCGTCTGGTCTGGGCCAGCGCTCAGATTCGACGGGTCCAACCTAGATATGCAGCTGCCTAGCGTGGAGTCGTAGTCGTGGCCGATGTAGATATAGCTCCTGTCAGGCCAGATCGCCACGCAGTTGATCGTTGAGGCAACTGGTAGCGTGTACGTATCCACGACAAGCCCGTCCGATAGACCGATGCGCTTCACCGCGTTTCCTGACGTGACGTAAACATCGGTTTCATTGAGAGCAATGCCTGTGATCGCATCCGGATAGAACGGGCTCACATCCCAAAGCGTTGATCCGTCTCTCTCCATCGCGTGGATCTGACCGGCATTCGTGCCAAGGACCACATAGCGACCGTTTGAAGCGATCGCTCGTCCCGATCTGGTAGGAGTATCGCCATCGTGCTCGACTGATCCCATCAGGAATGCAGCGGCAGAATTATCCTCGCTAACGATGGCGACCTCGCCATCCTCGAGCTCGGTCGCTGCCTGCTCAAGGGTCGTCAAGGTAGGTGTGAATCGCTCTCCGTAGTACTGGAGCCACTGGTCTATCAAATCCCGGTCGAAGTTCTCGAAGGCGGCCTTCGGTGGCACGCCTGCTTGATGCCCGACAGCTCGAATCGCGTCGCTCGGGTCAGTCCTCGTCCCGCTATATGCCCACCTCGGATACTTCGTCGGTTTGTCCGTCATTGCTCACCTCATATCAGGTCGACCCAACCCCCAACGTCGTATCCGCTGGCTCCGGGTCGGTCATCGCCCTCAAAACTGAAATAGGAGCCCCATCCTGCGCTCAGGTACAACCTCACACCGGCCGATACGCTGGCCTCGAGCAGGCGCTTTACCCTCGCCTTGCGAAGGGTGCTCATTTCTGGACCGGTTATCAGCGTTAACAGGACGGTTGCGGGGTAGGCCTCACTCAGTATCACATATAGCGAGTTAGCTAGCCGCATCCCGAGCAGGATGAGGGTTTCGCGCTCCCCTCCGCTTAGATTCGCCAGAATTTTCGAGTTCAAAACGCTCCGAAAATCGTCGTCCTCGAGGCCGTTCCGCGGCTCGTCCAGGAGCTCACCATATTGGTCGAGTTGATCTCCTTCCGCGACGTCGAGAGATCGACCGAGTATCAGGTCTCCGGCGAAAACCTCTGCCTCCTGGACGAGCTCCGCCATAGCCTCGAGAAACCCCCGAAAATTCGGCTGTCGGCTGAACTGCTCTGGAAGCCTTGCCAGGGCAGTTGCCCCGATCTCCATATCTCTCGCGTAGTCTGGCATCAGCTCACCGATATCGTCCCTGGGACTCCCTTTTCTCGTACCCCGATATCCACGTTCGAAGCAGCGTAGGGGTCCGCGTCTCGCCTCATGGTGACGGTCATCGATACAATCCCTTCGATGGGGGCGATCGCTGCTATGACCTTGTACTGAAGCGCATCATCGCCGACCGTCAAGACGCTGAGATAGCTGGAGACAGCCTCCTCGGCCTGGTCGAGTCCGTCCGCCGGGAAGTCCGCCGATGGGACGATCACGACGTTCACGTCCACGTCTACCTCGTCGGCATCCTCATAGTAGATCGTATGTGTATCCCCTTGAGAATCCTCGATATTCTGGAAATGTGACCCGTAGGTCTGTATCCCGGCTGCCACGTGTTCGAACAGGACCTGGCAGAGCTCCTGTGCTTCAGTTGCATCGGCAGCCGCTGGATAGACGACCGCCTCAACCGAATGACCCGGGCGTCCCTCTCCGTCCGTTGCATCCTCCACGTTCTGGTAGACGTGGACGTATTGGACCCAGGAAACCTCGGCCGCCCTCGCTTGAATCGATCCGAGAGTCGTGGATCCGATAATCTGGCCGCTCAGGGCCATCCTGATCGCGAGTTCAGAGTCGGTCTCGATATCCCTCCCAGGGATCGCTGCTGCATCGTTGGTTACCGAGGTCCAGCCCCCAACCGGAGTGACGATCGTATCGATGGAGCTTGCGGGGGCCTGAAGGGACCCAGTGTCGACTGCCGTAGCGTCGACAGTGGCCCCGTCGTCTCCAGCTCCATGATGGTCCGCGGTGAACGTGACAGCCTCATTTGTTGTGTATTGGTCTCCCCCGCTTCCCTTGGAGACCGTCGAGCCAGCAGGGACCACCGTCCCAACCACTCCCCGGAGCTGCAGTTCTACGGTGCTCCGAGTTGCTGCGAGGCGAGTAAGCCCCTTGATCGTGGCGAGGTTGTCCAGCTGGACTCCTGTCGCGTTCGAGGGATTCATCGCATCATACACCTCCGCGAGTGAGTCCCATACGGTCGCGAGCATCCCGGCGAGAATCCCCGCTATGACGGCCTCAGGGCTATCGGCGTCCAACGAGATCCCAGCTCCGAGTTGGGCCTGTAGTGCGGCCTCGAGCTCTGAACGTACTGCGGCCAGATCCATCGCGCTGAATCCTGCGGTTGTCATTCCGTACGTCGCCATCCTCTCTCCTAGTATATGCGCCCGATCGACGGGAACAGGAGGACAAACCCCCATGGTCTCACTGGGTCGGTTTCGCTCTCCGCCTCGATATCTCCCTCCTCAGTGATCGCAACGAAGGATAACGAGAGCTCTCGAGCTGCATAATCGAATGTGAGGTCGAATGAGCGGATACCGATCACCCCATTCACCCGCATGATCTCAGCTCGAAACATGGCCGACACTGCGGTTTCATCCGGGCGCTTGACCAGTACCTCATCCCGATAAGCCACTCCCGCCATGAGATCCAGGAACCACTCTCCCCGAAACATCGAGAGCCTGACCTGGAGGCGCTGGGCAATCGCTGCTCTCCCCTCGAGGAGGGACATCCGCCCGGATGATGAGAGGTCCAGATCTCCGTCGCTATCCAGCTTGATGGTCCTTGCCGTCATTCCGCCTTCACAATCGTTGCCGCTACGCTCCCAGGCGTATAGCTACGCCCGAGAGCCGCCAGGTGGATAGATATCTCCTGAAGCTCCTTGAGCACGAGATCTGCCATGGCGACATATTCTGTAGCTCCCTCTCCGAGGTAGATGGTCGTCCCATCCACCACAACCTCGCCGTCGCTCTTCAGCTGGATGTAGTTCTTCGAGCTCCTCGCCGAGATCACAAGGTCAGTTGCGCTGGCCTGGGTGATCACGTTGGGCCTGGAGACCGGCGAGGGCCACGCCACGGCATCGCTCCAGTCAAATATCCGCTCGGTACCCGGAGCCCGGTAGCCCCCATATTCGAGCCACTCATCGATATCCCGTTCCGCGAAGAACAGCCACACCTCATCACCGACCGCGAGAGACCACGTGACAGCCCAGGCCGAGCTGCCCGGGAACAGTATCGGGACCTTCGTGATCGGCGGTATACGCGACCCGTCAGCCTGCGTCACGGCGGGCTGTATGGTCGCGGTCTGGTCTGTATGGTCGTAGGACTGGACGAACCCTGGCATCCCGACTCGCACACGGCGGAGCTCTGTCCTGACGGCTCGCTCGAGCACTCCCCAAAGTGTTGGTGTTTCCTGTGCCTCCGTCATATCACCCGCTCAGTAGCCTCCACGTTAGTATGATAGGCCGAGTCCCATCCGCTGTCACCTACCGCCCTGATTTTCCTGATCACATACAGTCCAGTGAACTCCCTCGATTCCAGCTGGACGAGTTGCCCCGGCCGCATATCCGATCGGAGTAACTGAGTCCACTTCACCCCCACGACCCTCGTCCGGTTGTTCCGCTGTTTCGTGAGCTCGCTCGGACTGCCGATAAGCCCTGTTTCTGGGCTGACCCGCTGCAGGGTACCCGGAAGGGCGCCGTTCCGCGCCACGATCTGTAATTGCCCATCAGCTATCCACCAGTCGGCATCGAATTCAGCGGCCAGATCATCGAGGTACTGTTTCACGCCCCCAGCGAGGGTTTGCCCTCCGAGGAGGACCCTCGGAGTTGCTGGGAGGTCTGCATATCCGACTGTCAATCCGAGCGTGTTCGTGATCTCCCTCAGGAGATCGACGGTTGTGCGGTTGGGGCCCAGGGTGACTGCCATCGTGCTCTCAACGAGAGCCTTCTCTCCATCTCCAGCCTCAATCTTCGTCTCGATATCCACCTCGCCGTGCTCCACGTACACTCGACGGATATCGCCACGAAACAGTACCCCTGCCATGTGTTGGTAGCCCGCATTCAGCTGCACAAACTGCCCGCTCGTCTGCAGCCACTTTCTCGATGCCGGCGAAAGGTTCACGCAGGAGATCTGCGCAGTTGCCGGGCCCCTGCGCTCATACTCGACCTGGAATTTTATCCTCAGGTCCGACCAGCGGAACGATACCCCGCCGACGTCTCCATCGCTCACCAGAACCGAGGCCCGCCTGTCGAAGTAGAGGCTCACGTTGTCACTCCTCCAGACCCACCCTCTCCCTTCTGGATGGCCGTCACCGCCGCAGTGATTGCGGCGGAATCCTCCGGCGAGATATACACGAAGAGCCTCCGCTCACTCACCACCTCATCTCTCGTGGGGTCCTCCAGATTGACCTGGAGATCGACCAGGATGATCTCGCCGTCCGGGAACCCCTCGTGGGCTCTGTACGGACCGAGTATCGGGCGCATTACGCCTACCCGGGCCCCGCGCAGCAGGACTGTCCCGTCGAGTTGCTCGAGGTCCATAAACCACGCTGCAGCTCGAGCTCGATACCGGAACCTGAACCGGTATCGTGTATCCCCGAGAGGGGTAACGAACGTCTGTTTCCCTCTGTTCGGATCCAGCGGGATGAGTCTCATTCTGTACCTCCGCCGCCGAACAGAAACCGCTCGGCTGTATCGCTCACTTCCTCGGTGTCCTCGTCGAAGTTGAGGCCCAGCCCATATAAAATACTCTGGTTCGTCTCCTCCTCCTCCTCGGGGGTCGTCTCCTCCTCCTCGCTCCCTGTGTTCGTCTCATCCTCCGCGCTATCCCGTACCTCCTCCGCGATGAGAGAAGGATCGATCTCGACGAACTCTGGCGACGTGATTCGGATTTGTTTCAGCTGGATGCTCACCTGGAGCTCGTTCCTCGAGCTCTTCGGGTCACGTGGGCTCGATACCTGGACGATGGCCATGTTCTCGTACACTGTGAGGCCCGTGACGACGGTCACTAGCTCCGCCCTTTCCATCATCTCCACTATGGTCTCATAGGCGACACGGGCCCTTTGCGAAGGCGTGAGGGCGTCAACGATGATCGGGGTGTTCGTTACGACTCCAGAAAGAGCGAGGGTCTTCTGTTTCAGCTGGATGTGGTCGGTAATTGGAGAAGCTCCCTCGACTGTATGCTCGGTTGCGTCCGCGGATACCTCGTGGGACTCTGAGGTGACCACATCGAAGGTGAACGCCCTCTGGAGAGCGTCCGTAATGCTCGCTCCGACTCGGGCTCGGTCTCGTATCAGTGTAGCCATCGACCCTCCTACTCGAATACTCGCCCGCTGCCGCTGGTCATCCGCTCGACCTGGCGAAGCACGGGCCCAAAGGCGCGGTCGAATCCGGCCTCGACGGCTGAACCAAATTGCTCGGGGCTCATATTGGCGGTCCCGGCGACCTCCACACGTACCTCTCCGACTGATACATTCGCATTGCCGCCGACGTTCGTCGTTCCAGCTCCTTCTCCTGTCCGGGCTGACATCGGCACATATTCAGTGCCTACAGCCACACCGCCGGCCTGAGCCAGTCTTTCCGACTCCGCCACCAAGGCAGCTCTACGGCGAAGGAGGGCTCGCTCCTCATCGGTTACAAGTCGCCGAGTGATGGTCGGTATATCTTCCACTTCCTCCCAACCTGCAGCTCTCTGCATGGCCTGTATCTGCGCAGCCCGAGCATGGCGGGCCTGCTGCATTGCTGCCCGCTCCACGTCAAGCTCCGTAATCTCCTCAACAATCTCCCCAGCTTCTCGGGCTGACCGTATCGCTTCGAGGTTCTGTAGCCCCTCGATTGCCTGACGTATGTTACCGTACAGGGCTCGAAAAAAATCTCCGAACTTCTCGTCCATCCAGTCGATGGCGCTACCGACTGCCTCGGTCATATCGTTCCAGATCTCAACTCCATCAGTCCTCACCCAGTTCGCGAGATCTGCGAGAGCTCCGAGAAGCCCATCCCGCCCCTGGAAGCGATCCACGAACGACCCCACCATCGAGTCGCCGCCCTCGAGCCACGTCACGAAGTCCTCAATGAGGAGCGGGATGATAAGTAGGAGTGTCGCTATCGCGGCTCTGAGACCGATCGTTGCAGTGGTCACACCGGCCACCGCCCCGGCCATCGAGATGAACAGACCGATGAGAAACTGGATGCCTGCGATGACCTTGAAAGCGATGAAGGCGTACAGGAGACCCTTCACGACCTCCATATTATCTCCGACGAACCGCAGAATCCCCGCGAGGATCTCGAGGGCAGGGGTGAGGATGGCGGAGATTCCCTCAGCGAGGCCACCGGCTCCACCGACCATATCTCGGATCTCTGTCAGTACCGCCCTGAAGGCATCCGCTGCGCCTGTCTTCCCGATCTCACGCAGAAACAGGGTGATATTATCCTTGAGGTTCGAGATGATCCCGCCCAAGGTCTCCATCTGGCGTGACATCTGTCCCGCATATCGAGTCTCGGCGAGATTAACGAGATGGTCCTGGATCGCCTGCGCGTCCCTCGATACGCGCTGTGTCACCCCATCCATCGTGATGGCTACCTGGTTCCCCTCAACCCTCGCTATCACCCCGAAGCGCTTCAGCGGCTCGAACTCCCCATAGGCTGCAGCCCGGACGGCTGTCACGCTCTCCGAGATGTTCCTCCCGAAGGCACTCGCCATGTCTCCCATGGCCCTCATCGCACGTTCTGAGTTATCCAGACCTGCAGCTCCAAGCTGGATGTAAGCCTCGGTCGCCTGCTCGAGAGCGAACGGAGTCTCGGCCGCGAAGCGGACCATCCGGTCCATCGCTTGCTGTGCCCCCTCGAAGCTCCTCTCTATCGTGTACAGCGACCCTTCCAGCTGCTCAAATAGGACGTTTACCTGGAGCAGCCGCCTGGCCGCGAGAGCTGCAGCTGCCAGCCCGGCGAAGCGCGTTATCAGTCCTCCCAGACCGCTCGAGAAACGCTGGTTCGTGACGGCGGCTCGCCTGGCCGCCTTATCGTAGCGCTCGACTCCCTCCTTTGCCCGCCGCAACTTCCTGGAGTCGGTCTTGTAGCCGAAGACCGTGAGGAATTCCCTGATCACCATGATTGCCTCATCTTCGCTTCCATCGCCTCAACCTCGAGGTATGAGGCGACTCGTATCACGTCATCCACTGACCAATCGCGCTGTATGCTGATGAGCTGCTCGCCGCTGCCTCTCCACACTGAATAGATCATCCACGGGACTCCGGTCGCGCAGGCGCGGCGGTAGAGAGGTTTCAGGCGGGGGTCTTCCGGTCCTTGGGCTGCTCCGCTTCGCCTGCTAGCGGCAGCCCATTGAACAAATTTCCATAGTTCTCGGTCAGGACCAGCGCCGCAATCTGGATCATCTCCTGGTAATTCCCCTGGAACGCCTGGTTGATTGTCCAGTGATCGCTTGCAGTCGCAGCACCCCCGCTGAACGTCTTCCCGTCCCGAATCGTATGGCGAAACAGCCGTTTGAGGAGGGACGTTCCGTCTTTCCTCCTCATCAGCCCTGCCGCCAACCGGGCGAAGCCCTGGCCGATCATGGTGAGATCGACCTCAGCATCCTCGAGCCCCTCGATCTCTCCCTCGTACCCGCGAAGCTCGAGCAGGTACCTCCGAGCTCCCTCCACGAGATCGCCGAACGCTTCTCCCGAGACCTCAACGATATCCAAGAACAGGTTCCACCCCTCCTCGCCAGGGTGCTGTACTATCTGGATCTCGTGGGACTCCCCGTGGGCATCCCGCGTGTACTTCGTATCGGACGTCTTTCGCATTGACTCTTCTCCTATTGCTTGACCTCGGCGACGACTACGGAAGGGCATCAAGGAAATCGATCCCAGCCTTGATCGGGATCTCGGTCACCTCGCCGCAGTCGATGGTCCACTCTCTTTCACCAACATCCTTCCCAAAGGGGTTGTCGGCGCTCTTCATGACCCACCCATCCTCGGAGAAGTACTCTGTCCCGGTGGACGGGTCGAAGAGATTCACCGGCACGACTCCCTTCCCGGTCGCGAGATCGCTCACGTGCAAGGACTGGAGGATCGCGTTGATATCCGATGTCTGAAGGCAGGTCACAGTGAACTTGCCTCCCTTGTTGTTGCTCCTGGCCCGAGCTGCCTCTCCGTCGCAACCGACCTTCTTCGCCCAGGCGTCCTCGTCGTAGGCGAAGGATACGAATGCGGACTCACCCCCGCCTTTTAGCGGGATACCCGCAACGATGAAGTTCACCTTGTTCACGTCATATGTGATCGTTGCCATATTCTAGGCCTCCTATGGAATATCGGTCGTTACGTACCCGGTGATCACACTACCGTGGATCGCTCCCGATAGATACGCGGTGAACTCCCACGAGAGCTCCCGGTTATCTACATCGGTATCGTCCACGTCGGCGCGAAGGGGCATGGTCACCGTGTAGTCCGTGAAGTGTCCAGCTTTCACGCCCTTCTGCAGGCGGTTTCGGGTCATCGCACCATGAGCTTTGATCCCGTCGTCTGTATACGGGATCTTCTCGTTTCGGTTGTAGGTCTCGAGGTACCACCGATAGATGTCCTCCTCGAGCCTGAAATGCAGCCAGTCTCGAATGATCACCTCATCAGCATACTTCCCAGCTGGGACGAGCCCTTTCCAGGTCGCTCCGACGCCGGCGAGGGTCTCGTAAAAGTTCGCCGACTTCCCGGTGATCGTCGTCTGCACAGTGGATGTCAGGCTGTCGGCTGTGACACCGGTCAAGGTGGCAAACGCCCACGCGTTGCTCTCGGTGTCCAGGTCTGCAGATCCCCTCCGAGCTGTCCACGCCTCCGCTGCCATCTCCGAATCGTCGGAGTGATAGAGGACCATCGTGCGGTAGTACAGCTCATCCTGGAGCTTCGAGGCGAGGTCGTCGGTCGCTGTGGCGCTGATGATGTCTGCCTGGTTGCACTGTACGATTGCGAACTTGTACAGGCTCTCGATCCGGAGAGCGACCTCCTCCAGCTGGTACTCGTCTCGAGTCTCGACGTTCACAAAATACGCAGAGTCGTCCTCAGCGAAGATGGCATCGAACACGTCTCCCCACCCCACATTCGCTGTCGATCCGCTGCCGACGTCGCTCTTCGTGTAGGCGCCTCCGGATGGAGCTGTGACCGAGCTCGTGAAGCTCACTCCTGCGTTATCCGCTGTGCAGGTGAAGACCGCTCCTGCTCCCGCTGCCACTGTCACGAGCGGGTCAGCTCCGGAGGCCGCAATCAACCCGGCCGCGATATCCGCTACAGCATCCGCTCCGTCGGCGGTGAATGTGTACGCCGTCCCGTTGATCGTGAGGATCCAGTCGCCAGCGGCGGCCGTGGTGATCTCGTACTCATCGACCTGGGCGACAAAAGTATCATCTCCCCTACCTACCGCGACCCGGTCAGGGTGATTCGGCTGGGAGAAGATCGCCGAGAGGGCAAGATACTCATAGTCCGATGAGCTCACCCCGGCCTCGGTGTCAGCCAGCAACGCTGCGGCGCTGGTGTACCAACGAAGGCGTTCCGAGAAGCCCACCGTGGTCCCGACCACGATCTGCTCGAAGGTGGACACACCAATCGGAGGCGAATCCAGCGAGATGGAGATTGACAGCACGTCTTCGATCATTTTCCTGCTCCTCTATGGCCAATCCGTCTCGAGGTCGTCCTCGAGCTCTCCGATTGTGCCTGCTATGCGCGAATGCTCAATGGTGCCACCCGCCGCATCGCCTGTGTAAGTCTGAGAGTACACCCACCGGATGGTGACGTCCACTCCAGACCTCTCCTCGTATTCCGTCTCACGAACTTCTGACAGGTCCGTGACCGGGCTAATGCCTACCAGCGCCACCCCTAGCCTGCCCGCAGTCGCGAGAGCGTTAAACGAGCTCTCAGAGGCTCTCAGAGCTTCCGCTCTATCGGCGCTGCCGCTACCCCAGAACTGGACCGAGTAGACGGTCTCCCGGTCTCCTGTGACTTGTACAGCTGCCGCTGAAGCTACGGCTTCGATCTGTGTCGTCGTATCCCGCCCCAAGGCCCTGGTTGTGACGTGCAGGATGGTGGCGTACGGAGTCGACGGGACGGGCCCGGGGTCGTTCCGCACTATCACCTCCTCATCGTCCAGGTCGGTTACGAGGACAACCAGATCTCTCACGGCCTGTAGCCGCTCCTCAGCTGTCATCCTGTCACCTTACGCTGGAGGAAGACCTTCTTGTGCTGGATCACCCTCGTCTGCTCCCTGATATCGGTCACAACGTAGGTGCCGCCCTCGAGCTCCACCTCATCGTCCACCGCGATATCTCCGCTCGTGTAGAGCTTATGGGTTGCCCGCTCCCTTACCCCTTCCGGCAGCAAAACGCGCTCATAACCGCCGATCGGCTGCCTCCCGCTGCAAGCGATTGTCCAGGTCGTGGAAGCCCCGGGCACATACCGCCCGTCTACCCTGCTCCCTGCAGCGTACCGGGTGACCTCTACACTGTGATCCGCTATCAGGCTCATGACCTGTACATCTTCCGCTTTCCGCTTTTCGTCGTGATCTCGAACCAGACCGAGTTCCGCATCGCTCCGGTATCGATGAGAGGGCTCGAGCTCCCTTTCTGCTTTATCGTCTCCGGCGCGTTGGGCTTCGCCCACTCCTTCGCGCTGGTGATCATCATCACCAGATCGTTCCTGACCATCAAACCTAGACGATAAAGCAGGGCCTCCCAAGTCAGCACACCGGCGTGGATCGCTCTCTTCATGTGTGCCACCTGAGCCTGGTACCTCTGCCCGTGTTCCTCCAGCGTCCTGCGGACCATTGGCCGCTCTGGGATACGCCTCGTGCCGAATTCGTTGAATACGGCGATCGAAGCTATCGGAGTCCCCTCGTCCGTCTCTCCCGCCCCAGAAAACCATCCAACCGATACGGAACCCTCTGCCTCGAGCTCGGTCTTCATGATGCGGGCGAAGCCCTTGTCCTTGTCTATGACGTACGAATCACCCATCACACACCAGGAAGTAGGCGATATCGCTTCCAGAGTCGCACTGCAGGAGCTGGGATAGCCTGCGAGGTATCAGCCTGGGCATATGTCCTGCTGACGTCTCCTGCTTTCTCGCTGATCACCCCGGCCGGGGCCCCACCAAGACCAGCCGGAAGCTCGGCTTCGATCCATCGGATCACACCGAGACGGACGGGACCCGGAATGTCGAGCTCCGTCCCGTCATCATCCTCGAACGGGTTATTCAGGTACGAATCAGCGTCCTCTTTCGCTGCCTCGAGGAGGTCCTCGATCTCGTCGTCATAGGTAGCTACCGAGATAGCGAGGAAGTCCTTCACATCCGAAACGGTGAGGCTGAGCCGGTCAACTACTGCTCCCATATAGCCTCCGAGCTGCAGCGATCGCGCTGGTCCTGGTCCTGTAGTACTGGTCCGGATAGCCCTCGACGTAATACGGGGCATCCAGATGGGATGGGTCAAAGGAAAACTGTACAGGTAGCGCTGGGAAACGCGTTGGGTCCTCCTCCACATACAGGATATCCTGTCCTTCGTTGTCCTCCGGAGCGATACCCATTTACAGATCCCTCTCTCTCCTCCGTCGACACGCCCGCTCGTGACTCGCAAGACCCGCGTTACTCTCGCAGACCTTCCCACAGATGGCGCAGGTTAGCGATTCACGATCCCTCCTCGTCTCGGAGCTCACCGCTCCTTCATCGACAGGCTCGACTGCTCCGCGGATGTACCACGCCCTGAACTGCACAGGCCCGAGATGGACCACATCCCCAGGTTTGAACCTGAGGAATTGCCTCATTGCTTTACACTTGATCTTCATCCTGCTGACCTCATCTGGTTGAGGGGAGCCCCGCCCGAACCCCTCTGAATCCCGCGCTCCCGCGCTCAGTCAGGCAGGATTATGCAGGCGCCGAATCGAGGTCGACCGAGACGAAGGACTCGGGACGGTTGACTGTCAGGCAGCCGCGTTCCTCAAGCAACATGACGATGATGTTCCTCAAGAAATAGTCGCTGTGGCTGTCCGTCATCTGCAAGGTCGCCTGCTCCCGGTCCCAGTAGGTGGCCCCCATCTGGAACGATCCCACCAGAGCATCGTCGTCCTCGATCGCCGTGGTCGGCACGACGGGAACCCTCCACACCATCGGCTGCCCGCCGGCGGAAGGAGTCTCGACGAACACATACTGGCCGTCTGTGGCCTTGAGCAGCTCGATATCCTCCCACGTATCGTGAGAGATCACCGCCCCATCCACCGGATAGTGGGCCTTCGCTGCCAACGTCATCGCACGCCGAAGCGCGTCGAGTTGGGTATCCCCGCTCTCCCCGGCGCTCCAGGAGTACGTCTGGATGTCCGAGTCCATCATGATCCCGTCCAATTCCGAGCTTCCCCCAGCTCCGTACAAAAGCTGCTTCTCATGGGAGAAGATGGCGGAGTTGACCAGACGCTGGTCGATCCACTGCCGGAGCGCTGGCACGTCCGCCAGCATCTGGCGAGAGGCCGCCATGTGGTGAGCCAGAGTCTTCACGCTGGCGCTCAACAGGTCGAGAGTCGCCTCGCTCCTGGGCTTGAGATACGTCTCCGGAGTGAATACGAAGTCTGAACTCGTAACAGCGGTATCCACCGCATGGTCACCGGCAACACCCGCAGTGATCGTCAAGGTGTTCGTATTCAGATCAACACCCGCAGCCGCGATTGTCGCGGTCTCCGATCCGATGGTGATGGACTGGCCAGGATAGAATCCCGCCGCGTTGTCCACCGGGATCGAGGTGTCGGTCGCCGAGATACCCGAGGAGAGCTCTGTATAGAGCTCGTAGAAGTTGGTCTCCCGGACATACTCCACCGTCCCGGTCTGGATCGGAATGCGCTCGAGAAGAGACCGGATCGACGGCTGCTCGGTCGGAGGCGAGACGATTCCAGGGCGCCGATACGGGTCGATGGCGTCGCCGGCTGCTCCGACTCCGGTTGTCGCCGAGGTGAGAGTCTTCGTGAACATCGAGCCGAGCTCAACCGGGCTGTCCGTCCGATACGCCTTTCGTCGGATGGCCCCTTTGAATTCCTCACTTTCAACGAACTTCTGGCCGATCGACTTCATCTCGCTTTCGGTGCGTGCGACACCGAAGAACGTCCCGGGCCGGTTCGCCTTCGTCTGGAGTTCCTCGATCTTCGTGACCAGCTCCTTGTACTGCTCGAGCTGGTCATCGTAGCGCTTCTCGAGCGCCTTGAATTCCCTATCGAGCTTCTCGCTCTTCTCGCCGTGCTCCTTGGCGTGCTTCTCCTGCTCGCGTTGCTTCTCCGAGAGCTGCTCCATGGTCGCCTTGAATTCCTGGAGAATTTTCTCGGCGTTCTCGGCGTTCGGGTCCGCTGCTACTCCTGGCATGATCGCTCCTTCCTCTTGTTGGCCTGGCTATCGGCCGTTGATGCTATCAAGTATCCCCTGCAGGCTCTTACAGAGGGCCTGCATATCTAGCGCTTTCTCCCAGGGCGGGACAAGCTCCTCATCGTCCCACTCCTCGGCCATCTTCGCGTAGTACTTCGCCACGACCCCTCGGACCGCCTCCTCATCTCCCTCGAGATCGACTCCTCCCCGAGCTCCCTCGAGAGCCGCAGCTGCGGCGAAGATCGCTCTCGGGACTGCGACGAGACCGCCGTCCTCCACGTCGGCGATTGGGAGCTTATAGGCGCCCCATTCATTAGCTGCCTCCGGGTCAAACCAGAGGAATGCCGCTCGATACTTGGCGTTCGGCTCCTCTCCTCCCGCCCACTCCCTGACGCGAGTCTCCGCAGCCTCAGCATCCCACCCTCGCTCTCTACTCGCCAGAGGGAGATCTCCATACGGAATGGCCTTTTTCAGTTGGAGCCCTCGCAGATCCATCTTCAGGTCCGCCCGTCTCATCCACTCTCTCACGGTGGTCTGATTCCAGCCTTCATGGCGCGGGAATCGAAGCCCGTAAATCCGCTCCTTCCGCAATCCGCGAGGGACGCCGACGATCGCCATCACGAGAGAGTTGCCTGGAATGGTCACTGCCCGGAATGAATCCGGAGCGAACTCCTCGGCTGGCCGGAGATACGCCTTCACGTCGCTTTGCCACCGGCTATCTACCAGCCTTATGCTCTCCTCCATCTCTCGACTCTTCGCCGAGGTGATCATGGCACGATCGTTCGCGGCGAAAGTCACCGGGGATATCTCGTAGAGCTCGACCTCTTTCAGGACTCGAGTCTCCTCCTCCTCACTTCCCTCGTACTCCCATTGTCGAGGTGCATATCCGATTGACATCCGGTCCACTACCTTGTCGCGGAAAAGTATCATGGCGTCCCTGCCACGAGAGGTCTGGGAGATCCTCGCCTCGAATGCGAGTCCCTGCGAGTCCTCCTCGAGGCGCGTGGGTAGCCCAATGGGCTCGTGGTAGTCGTGCTGCCACAGTACCTTGATTAGATTCCTCGGGAGGCGCTCCTTAAGCGAGGTTGTAAACGCTCCAGGTTCAACGCGGTCCCGGTGATGGTCGCGCCCACCAAAGATCGAAGCGTGTCCCTCGATCAGGTTCCTCTCCTCATCGACCTTGTACTCGACACCATAACTCTTCGTTTCCACGAGGGACCTCCTTGGCTCCTTCTCAAAATAGGCTGGGTGATCGTAGGCGTCAAGTTGTGTTGATACTGGAGAGGAAGGGCGAACGGATCAGGATGCGTCGAAGGTGATGCTCTGATACTGGATCGGGCCATCGGAATGAAGCGGCCGGAGAACGAGATACAGATCGGTATCCGAAGCTCCACTGACATCCGTCACAGTGATCTGGGCCGCCCCCGCTGCCGACAGTGAGAAGAGCAGAGTCGGCTTCGCCGTCGTCGAGATTTCAGCGCCGCCGCCGGTCTCTGCCATCGTGTACGCCGTCGCCTCTGCGAGGAGCATATCCGCTCCGCGTACCTCTGCGATGTACTCGCCGGATGCGGGCCCTCCGGATAGGTCAACCGCGATCGTGTCCGAGCTCTCATCGTTCACAGTGATGGCGAGAGCCGAATTCGACGGCTCCTGAACTACCTCGACCTCGAAGGGGCCGTTCCCGTCGCCGTCGAGATCCCTGAGAGGGGTCGCGAGGACATTGTTGATCGTCCCACTCGAGCTCCTGAGACTCGGGGGGTACCCTGGAGCGAACGGACCGCAACGGATGGTATGCTGCGGCTTGATCAGGTAGGCCGCTGTCGTGTCCGTACTCTTTAGAAGTAGGAGCAGATTCGCTCCCCCGACGGCAGCCGGATTCTTCACCAGAAAATGGTACCCCTTCGCATTTGAATCACCCACGCTAAGGGTGGTCGTGGCATCATCAGCCACATTGTTAGTTTGAACTGCCTCGCCTACGTACATGATGGATCTCCTTGTTGTTGCGGTCGCATCTGGGACCATACCCTGTGATCGCAAGTCACGTCAATCTGAGTCCTGTGCCTCGAGGATGTCCTCGTCCTCGTCGTATTTCCACTCTGAGGCAGGGATATCCCAGTTATCCGGGACCTTCTCAGGACGCGCCATCAGCTCCTGGTACTTGTCCTCGAGCTCCCTCTTCAGGCGCTTGTCCTCTCTGCCGAGTCTCCGCCTCTTCATCTCATCGCCTCCAGCATCTTCTCGCATAGAATCTCCATATCCACCGGTAGCGCCCCGAATTCGTAGCCGGGAGCTGTGTAGACCTGGAACATCTCCGCTATCGCCTCAATACGGCTCGTTCCAGCGTACTCGGATATATTCCTTCTGAACCAATCTCCGTCCCACCTCGAGGCTATCAGTGCATCGAACTCATCCGCTATCTCTGAGGTGGTGAGCATATGACCTGTCTCGTGTCTCACGACCGCGCGCATCATCTCGTCAGGAGTGCGAAGCTCCTCCGGTATACGATGCGCGGAAAACCACGTATCCCTCCACATGGCCTCAATATCGCTGGGCGGTACCTGGCGGATTCGCATCGAAGGCGAAATGTAGCCCGGGAAGTTCTCGATCTTGTATGGAGCAAGCGCGGAACCGTACATACCAGGGCTCTGGGTAGCATTCTGCTCGAGGACGAACCTCCGGCCTATTGCCTGCTGGTACGCATCTCCGGGGCGGTCTGCCAAGCCGAATCTCGAGCGAAGGTCCGAAAATGTCGAGCTGACGTGGTTCGCGATTCCGACGTAGGCATCTGGACCATATTTCCTTTTATCCTGCTGGTCCCAGCCGATTCCATAGTCGCTCTCGAGTCCGAGTCTCGCCTCAGCCTCAGTCTGATAGCCCTGGTCCTCTGTTTCCTCAGGCACGGCCACATCATCGGTCTCATAGATCACCGTGCATCTACAGTTCGGATGTACGGGTGGAACGTACTGCGAAGATCCCCCGCTCGTCGGGAACGTCTCTTCGAGGCCGATGATAGCCTGGCCATCCTCATCGAACTGAAGTGTCTCCCCTTCCTGCCGCCATCCTCCCAGCCCGCCACATACGGCACACACCCGCTCGTCCTGAGCAGTCAGGAAGCGCTTCCTGACCTGGGTCACGAGGCCGTCCTTCGAGGCCTGCTCGAGGGAGTGGAACTGCCCGAAATTCCAGGCGTAGGCCGTCTCTGTCCGGGCTATCCGGTCCGCTCGAATCCGGTTCTGTCGAGCTGCATACTCCGCCACTCTCCCGTCTACCTGGCTCCGCGAGAGCCCGTCTTCGATGAGTTGCTCCCTGAAGAGAGCGGTGGATCTCCACTGCCGGTCGGTCAACCCGACCACGGGCCGGAGAAACCGGGCGAACTGACGAGGATGGATGGGGTTCACCGAGGTAAAGTAGGTGACCATGTTCCTCACCGCTTTCGTCTGCGCCTCCGTGAAGTTCACGGCGAGTTCTGCAGCTCGAGCGGTAGTCCAGTCTCGCATTAGGGCGGAGAATGACGAAAGCTCGACCCGCCCGCCGGCCATCTGTCGGAGGCCTGTGAGGAGCCTCCTCCATCCGACCCCGTAGGCAGCGATCCACTGGTTCGTGAGAGGGCCGTTCACCAGCTCCGTGTAGGACTCCTGAAACCTCCTTAGCGTGGGACCCGAGAGCTCCCCAGTCTCGAAGGCGTGAATGATCTCCTCGTACGTGAGGGCGTCCGCCTGCGCGTTCCAGGTATTCACGAGCAGTCGGCGAAGTCGAGGGGTGGAATGATCCACGTACTCCTGTAGAGCTCCCTCGATGTTTCGATCCGGTATCGGGCGAAGTCCTCCAGGCCACGGATAACCCCGCGTCATATCCACCCCTTGCTGGCCGGTGGGGAGCGGCACTGCCGAAGGGATGTCTCGTCCGTACGGGTCGGGCATTTACGCTCCCTCCTCAGTAGGAGTAGGAGGCAGTGGAGGCATTGGGGCCTCGCTCGAGCTTGAGATGGGCATCAGACTCCCAGGTATGTATCCCACATCCCCGCCTTCGATCTTCGGGATATTCAGGTTCACGGTTTCCGATGCCACATTCAGCGGGACCCCCATAGACCATAGGTCCTTCGCGGCCTGTATGCGCTCTCTCAGAATCGAGAAGAGGGCCTGGACCTTCGAGAGATCGTAGGCATATCGGATATCGTCCCCGTACTCAGGCGCGAGAGTCCGGTTCAAGGTGGACTTCAGGTCGTCCGCCAGCGGGATGATCGTGTCCAGCCAGAAGATCGTTCTCGAGGTCTCGAGATTCGCAAGGGTAGCATCCGCATACTCCCCGATGATGGGTAGGGGCACCCCATAGACCGAGCAGATCTCCTTCATGTTCATCCCTCGGGATTCGATGAAGTCCATCTCCTGTGGGCTCATGCTCATTGAGTGCCAGCGGGCCCCGCTGCCGAGTACCCACGGCCTCAGCGCGTTATCCGCCCCCATATGCTGCTCCTCAATGAGCTCCACAGCCTGGTCATACTGCTCCTGTGAGATCTCGTGGTCGAACGAGAAGACGCCGCTTGCCACTGCGCGGTTCTGCATCGAGACCTTAATCCAATCGGTCATCTCGACGTCCGCATCGACTGCTCTCCCGGCTGATAACATGGGCGAGATCCCCCAGTACTCATCGACTGGGGAGCAGTAGCGGAAGTGGATCACGTCCCTCGTCTCAACCCTGAATTTCCGCAGCTCCCCGAGGCTGCGCGCTTCGTAGTGGCTGATCGGCTCTGGTCCAGTGCTCAGGACAGGCTTGATTCTGTCCGGAGAGATTAGCCAGACCTCCTTCGGCGGTTGCCTCGAGTTCTCTCCTCCTGGTCTCACCTTCGCCAGGATCGAGTTCCCGTCAAGGTCGAGGTGCATGATCATCGTCTCGAACAGATCCTGCCGAGTCCAGTAGGGATTCGGGTGCTCGATCAACTCTGCAGCTGGATGATGGTATTGGACCCGCTCCCACCCCGTTCTGGTCCGCCTCTCGACGTACCAAGGGAGCGAAGCTATCGCCTTCGACCGGCGGTAGATACAGGCGAACACCCAAGCGCATTTCTTCATCCCGTAGGTGTAGCTGTTCTCGAGCGTCCAACTACGAGACCAGAACGGCTGGCGGGTCATCCACTCGGGATTAAGGTCTGCCGAGGTGATCGACTTGAACTGCGGTGGAAGGTACCGCAGCATATCGGCCGGTCTGGAGAGCTCTATCGGCCCGACTTTCGACCTGATCCGCTCGAGCCGCTTCTCCTCCCGTCTCGCTCTCCAGCGCTTCATCCAGCCCATGCGCTACTCCTCTTCATGCGATGTGAACTCGACCACCCCGGGCAACCGGGGAATGGTTAGACAAACGACCATATCGTGCCTGTCTCTCCCCTTCCGCTTCACCTCCACTATCCTACACTCCACGGGATGGGCGTCAATTCGCAGGTAGAGCGAGTGCCGTCGCATCTCCTCGAGCGACGAGATCTCCCGGCGAATACATCTCTCCATCGCCGTCCGTAACGCGACGATGATTTTTTTCATTGAGACCATCCTCATCGCCAGATCTCCTCCGCGCTGACCATCTCCTCGATCTGGTCGATCCTGCCCTGTCGGTGCTCGCGCCTCCTCTCGCTACCACTGCTCGTATATCGCCTGCAGAGCTCGAGATACGCCTCCTCCTCATCCTGAGGGAGATTGCGCAGGTACGAGGTCCCAGAGTTGTACGCCCGCACGGCGACCGCTATCATCCGCCCGGACCTCCACCTCGGATAGCGCCTGAAGATGGCCTCCGCCCAGTCGTCCATGGTGTCTCGAATCTGATGGTCCCACCAGTCCTTCCTGGGCTGTATCCGTAGGAGCTCCACTCGAGTCTCGAACTTCCCCACCACGCCCCCGTTGTTTGGGCTGTCTCGATTGGCGCACAGTTCCTCCTGGACCTCGTTGATCCGTTCTCGAGTCGTCTCGCGGTAGTAGCTCCTCAGGAGCTCCCCTGCCTTCGTCGAGGCATACCGCCTGAATCCGACAGTCAGCCCGTCCTCGCCGGTGAGCCAATCGAACCCGCAAGACCACCTCGAGGAGACGATCTCGAAGAGGGTTAGCATGTTCTCACTATGGACCGGGAGACCTACATAGTGCCTCAGGGCTCCTCGTGCGTAGACAATAGACGCCCCAGCTCCTCCGTGGCGGTACCGGTACGGAGCCAGACGCACCGCGAAATATTCGTTGCCCACCCCTGGCCAGCAGGCAGCCATCGTCTGTGGGCCTACTATCCCGTCAACCTTGCAACGGTTGTTCTTTTGGAACATCTGGACCTGGTTCTTCGTCGGAGTTGGATACCCCGGAATCACTAGTTCATTTTCGCTCATATTGACTCCCTCAGAATACAGTTGGCTCGATTTGGACTATTTTCTCCGTCCCAATAAAATAGCGGTCGAAGTATCACCTCGCCGCCCTGCATCGTACCGCCTCTCCCGAGTTGAATTTTTTCGCCTCAGATGGGCATTGAGAATACACCCTTCCTCCTCCTCCTTGAGCGCCTCTCTCGCCCCTTCTGCGACCCTATTCGGTCGATGAGTATACCACCCCCGCGAAGCTCGAGCGAACGCGAGAAACAGCCACTCGCCGAGTCTATCTGGTCCTTTTTGTGCCCTGGTAGCGGGAAGTTCTCCGCCTCAGCAAGGAATGCTGGTACCCACGGCCCTCTCACCAGCTTCACGTTCCCCGCCTCAGCTGAGGCGCTCAAGGGCTTCGCCCGGTCGATCTTCGAGCCTGTTACCCTGTCGAATCGCACGTTCGCCCCAGCGAGGACATTCCTCGTGTAGTGGGAGGCGACGTCCTTCCCGCTCGAGCCGGGCTCCTGCTCGATCCAGATCGCGACCTGCTCTCCGTCCTGGATGGCGGTATTCCTTATCATCCGCTCATTCCCCACAGGGTCGGTGCGTCCTCGCTCGATATGACGGATGTAGAAGACCCCCGTCGAAGCCGAATGACCTCCGAGGCAACCACTAGTCCAATCTGGGTCTCGGTTCGACTCGCTTGGACTGGTTGCCGCCCGGTCCCAGTAGCGTACCCAGTTCACATCAGCTGGGGCCTCTTCGACTACCTCAAACCAGGTCCGCAGGAACATCCCGTGTTCTGGTCGGATGTTCCAGTTCCCCTTGAGCAAGCGCTCTCGCTCCACTCGAGAGAGCATCCTGAGCTTGTCCTCGTACTCGGGATCCGCTTCCATGAGCGCCTGATTATCCTGCAGCTGGGCCGATATGAATGTGAAGCTGAGAGGTCTCGATCCATCCGGCCTGCGGTAGTTCTCATCCACCCACTGTATCTCGTCGAACTCATCCCGGATGAAGTGGCGGACGACCCCTGAGCGCTCCCGTATCGCGTACCCGTCCGAGTCGATCCACCACTGTATCAGCTGCTTCACCCACGAACTCGCATCAGGGTTACACGTCGCCCTGATGTAGGTTCTAATCCCGCTGGCGGACCGAGCCCTGGAAAACAGGTACCAGAACTGGGATTCTGTGAACTCCGTGAGCTCATCGAAGCATATCAGGTCGAGCTCGGCGCCGTCCCACGTGTGTTTGTCCGACTCCCGCTGCAGGTGAGAAAACTTCACGCGCGCCCCGGAAGGAAACCTCCACTCGAGGCCTCCAGCTGGGCGCCCTCCGGCCAGCGGGTAGACGGACTCCGAGGCGTCGTACAGCCCTCCTGGGTTCTTGATCGATGTGGTGAGGCGGCGGAAGATCACCGCTCGATAGCGGGGGTTAGCAGCATAGCGTAGGGTCTCGAAGAGGAGCCCCTGAGTCTTTCCCCCTCCGGCCGCCCCCCCATAGACTGCTACGTCTACAGGGGTGGCAAGGAACATCTCCTGCGGACCAGGCTGAGGGCGGATACTCCTCACAGGAGCTCCTGTTGCTCTGGCCTATGGACCTCAGGTAGCTGGCGAACTCTAAGGTCCTCAGGCCACATCTCCGGGTGGGCTCCCTTCGCTGTCACTGGGACCCATTTATCTTGGGCCCTCCAGTGTGCACGTTCCCACCTGGTGCCGAGTTGCTTCACGAAGCACGGGATCTCCGCAGCGGCACAATCATCGATGATGGCTGCAACCCACGACTCCTTCATTGGACGCGCATTCTGCCCGCTCTCTCCGCCAACGATAACCCACTTCACGACCTCGAGTGCCTCCGACACGTCCACATATTCGAGTAGAGGCTCACAGCACAGAAAGAGCGAGGTGTGAACGTCTCTCAGAGCTCTCACTCGCTCCGAGAGCCTGCGCTGGGTCTCTCCGGTCACTCCGAACCACATGTTCGGGGATATCGCCTCAACGTCGTTCTCCAACTGCCACGACGCCACCACACCACGGAGCTGCTCGGCGTGTTTCGTGAGGAGGAACATCTGCGAGCCCCGCTCGGCGGCTACCTTCGCCACATCCAGAACCTTCGCCTGAACACCAAAAGGGACATCAGGGTGGAACAGGTCTCCCAGAGAGCAGACGAAAACGCTCCGCTCGTGCATCCACCTGAGAGGCTTCTCGAGGCGGTCGTCGTGGATCGTGATCGTGGTGAAGGGGCGATTGTATCGCCTGTCCCGCCGCTCCCTCATTTTCTCGATGAGAGCCTCGGCGTAGCAATTTCGACACCCCTCCGAGGCCTTCGTCGGACACCCGGTGACCGGGTTCCAGGACTCGTCTACCCATTCGATCTTCGTCCTACCCATCGGCCTTCTCCTTGTCCCGCTGGTTAATCCAGACAAGCTCCGAGAGTACTAGCTCACAGTCGAACTCGCCTATCGAATGACAATCAGGACAGTTGATCCAGGCTATGGGAATGCCGTCGTCAACCCGTACAATCTGGGCATTCTTTAGGAGTTCGGTCAGTGTGAACTCCTCGTTACATTGCGAGCACCGCCGCTGCTCGTGCTTCGGACGAACGGCCATCTCCGAGCGGATGTCCCTCAACTCCGTCAATCCTTGCGCGCAGATAGCGGATAGCCACTCTACCAACGCGAACGCATCCTGGTCCTCCTTGTAGAGCCTACGGATGATCTCCTCCTGTTTCCGGGCGTTCATCGATTCCCCCCTCCCTGCACAAAGCCACCAGGATACCGTGCGTTCAGCTTGCGTACGTTGTTGGTAACGACCTCCTTGAGGTCGATATCCCACAACCTGCACAGCCGCGCTACAAGGTACATGGCGCTTTCCGGAGTCTCCTTCTCCGCGGTCACCGACAGAAGGTATGTGAGGACAGGATCTGCCGACTTCGATTTCAGCGTCCTGTGATGTTCGGTCATCTCGTCCCACGTCTCCATTCCGATGAGATTCGCGAGATTCACACCTTGAGCTGTGGCCAGGGCCGCGATCGACCACAGAACATCTCCGAGCTCCTCGAGCTTCCGCTCACGGGCTTTGCTTGGGTCCATCCCGTGATACCGCACCTTCTTCACAACCTCTGCGAGTTCGCCGAGTTCTCCGAAGAGGGAGAGTCGCGCGTACCGGATACGGTCTGCGCGATTCGGGTCCTCTTTCGTCTCAGCCCATCCCTGATAATGGGCGATCGACCTAACGGGGCCAGGTGGGACGTCTGGTTCGACCTCGGCTCCTCGGTTAGCTTCTCTGCGGAGAGTCGAGATCGTCCTCCTAAGTTGCCTCTCTCCTGCGCGGAGAGTCGAGTTCACCATCCGTAGTTTCCTCTCCTGTTCCTCCCACTCCTTGCGCTCCTCGTCCGTCTCGCGGAGCATCCTGAGGGCTGTCTCCTTGTCGTCACGGAGTGCCTCGACTCTGCGGAGCTCCGCTCTCCACAGGTCATGGAGAGCTCGTGCTGCAGCTCTCCAGTCCCATGTTCCAGTCGTCATCCAGACCTGGTGGTCCTTGTCGTCGCCAACGCGCCCCAGCAGGCGCTGAAGTAGTCTCACCATCTGTACCTCTCCTCTATCTCCTCTCGAATCTCGTGAACTCTATCCGCGGTCATACACCCCGGACAGATGCAATCAGGATCTGGATCCTGGCAGGCCATCATGTGAGAGGCCCGTATCGATCGCATCTCCCTCTCTAGCTGGTCGAAGAGGCGCTGGACATGGCGTGCTAGGTCGTATATCGACTTCATATCATCCACCCCTCGCCGATGTGGCCGTGTACTCACCGACGCCATCGGCCCTGCCGAGGATAACGTCGAGGTTCTCCCTCTTCCACCATTGCTGGCTGACGTGATACTTCGCCTTCTGCTTGGCGGTCAGCTTCACATATCCGGCCTCTTTCGCGAGTCGGTAGAGGTGACGACTTACCAAGCGGTTGATCTCAGCTAAGGTCATCTCTCCCCACTCAGGGTGCTCGGCCTCGATCACGGGCGCCTCGTGGTCCGGGTCGAGGTCGAGGAAGCTGTACCAGCGCCTCCAGTGCCACGCCACCACGTTCGCCAGCCCGGCATCCTCGAGGCGCCAACGCAGGCGCTCAAAGCTCGAACTCCACACCACCTCTCGAGTAGGGATCTCAACCAGAGAGAGGGTCACCTCGGCCTTACCCTCCCACTGCAGGACGCAGGGATAGAGAGGTGTCGTAACGATCTCTCCTTCGCAGATCTGCGGAGACGTCTCGCGGACGGCGACGATCCGTATCCAGGGGATACGTGCTCCATCGTGGCGCCCCTTATGCTCGGTCACCTCGATGTAGGCCGGCTGGCCTTCAAGGACTGGAGCTTCGATGGACACCCTCAGCCGCTTCGCTGGGATGCCTCTCCAGTTACAGTGAGCCCACCGCTTTGATGGAGTGTTCATCTTCTCGAGCTCCGCCTGGAGCTCCTCGAGGCTGCCCATGTGGAACCTTCGGTGGATCACGATGCACCTCCATATCCATACTCGAGGATGAAATCGGTCGCCTGCCGGTCGTTCCTGAATGCCCACCGGTCGTCCTCGAGACCGATGTATTGGTGGACTCCCCCGACTGTCCACCGGTCCCGATCCTCGAGCCGCTCGAGACGGAGCGGGAACGTCCGGCCATCATCCGGTACCTCGTGGAGGACACCGTAAAACTCCGCCAGCTCTCCCCACGTGCACTCGACCCGAGTGCCGATATCAATCGAGGCGTACGCCCACTCACCAGACTCGAGGTGGGGTCCGTTCTGGTTCCGATACTGGACGCGCCCACAGTTGCGGCACGTCTCTACCGTGGTCGTCCCTCCGTGTGACGCTGGGTTGCAGTCCTTAGGAGCCGCGCACCAGAGAAACGGGATCACTCGCACCTTGGTGGACCGGTGAGCACACCGGCCAAATTTCCTCCTCCTGTTCGGGGCGGGCGATACGCGCCCTTGCTTGTCGCACTCAACCCAGCTCATCGTGCTGGTCGTGGAGTAGATGCCATATCCAGGCCTCCAACTGTTGATGCCTGAATCCCAGTGCCACGATTTTCCATCTTGGTCCACTACTACCAGGCCCTGGAAGGCCCCTTTCGGCGTTTTGTACTTCATCGTCGTTCCTCTCCTGTTGTTGCATGGTCATCATAATGCCGGGCTGATGACTACCGGCCACTCAACGTCCTCGAAGTCCTCCTCTTCCTCGAGCTCCCACCACTTCTCCGGCTCATCGTATGTGAGCTGTTCATGCCTGGTTGGCCCATATGGGCGTGCCTGAAAGGCACTGACAAGCATCATCACGAGACCATCGGCTTTGATCGTCCGCTGAATCTCCTCGACTCCCATCGCCTCAAGATCCTCGCCCTCGAGCTCCTCGACCATTAACTCGATGAAGTCCCGGGCGAAGGCGAGGGTCATCCTCCCGCAGACAACAACCCCACCTGTCGGGATGTGTGTGATCGTCTTGATGTAGGTACGCTCATACGAGGCGTGTACCGCGAACGCGCCGAGCTTCCAGGCGCTCCTGGATATGTGGCGAACCCCATCTGCCTCCCGGATGAGAACACGGAGCTCGACCCGCTCCCAGCGATTATCGAGCCTCGTCCCGTCGCTGAGGATGCTATTCATTCCTCACCTCCATCTTCGACCTCGATCTCGAGGCCGGAGATCCACTCGAGCGCCGCGTCGAATGCCTCGAGCGTTATCGCCGACCGGATATGCAACTCCGGGTACCCTTCTGCGTTCTTTCCCCGATGCAGGGTGAGGTTTCGGGCGAACTGTTCAGCGAAGCTACCTCTTCTATCCATCTCTCTTCTCCTGTAGTAGCCCAGCGAAATGCAAGGCCTGTTCGATTGTGGCGCCGTAGTGCAGATCCCCAGGATAGGG